TCTGGCTCCGCGTAGCTTTGCCTTCACAAAAAGTTTAGCGTGCGGCTGCAGCTTTCAACCTTTCGTACAAATCGCGATCAGTTCTAAACAGTCGAGACTGTTCAGTTAGGTTGAACGATTCTTTGGCGAATGGATTTTTTGTGCCTGCAGGAATTTCGCCTGAACTACGACCAGCAGGTGCGCCACTGCCTTGCGGCTTAGGTTGCTTTTGCATCCAAGCAGGCAACGATTGCTTAGCCCATTCGTTGACAGGCGTACGCTGATAGCCGTCAACAACTACAACAGTGCCGTCGGCTTCGCGCTGAATCTGATCTTTACTGAGCTTCGTCTTGAGCACAAGATCAGGATCATGCACAATATCTGCCAAGGCAGAAACAGCAGGTGAAATCAGCTCTAGCTCTTTGACACGAGCTTCAAGCTCAGCGATGCGCTTATCCTTTTCCGCCGTAACCTCGCGAAACTGCTGTTCAAGCGCTTGCCTGGCTTCGGTGTATTTACCTTCAGACTCAAGCTTGGATTGCTCAGCCTGACGCTTAAATTCTTTTAGCGCCTGATAATCATCGGGCACTTCGCCAATCAGCTCTTTCTTTTGAAGCTTGCCGATCAACTCAAAGTTTTTCCTTTCTAGAGATTCAATGCTGTTTTTCAGCTTTGCGATCTCATCAGGGCTGGCGCCTTCAACAGACGTAGCCTGCTGATTCTGCTCTTCGGACATGAATAACTCGTAGAGTTAATTGCATTCAAATAATATCACTATTGACGTTTTAGTGCTTTACGCAATTGCGATTGGCGTTTGAGTACAGGATTGCCTGTTGATTCAGACTTGATCCGAATCACAGGATCGTCTTTGCTGCCAACGCGAACGATGTTGCCACCGCTTGGGCCTTTGATCATTGCACGTTCACCAGCAACGCTAGTGACTACGCCGTAAGTGCGTTTGCCTTGATAGGTCCAGCTGACACGATCACCACGCTTCACTTCTTTTTGCCTCCTTTTTTCTTTTTGCCCTTAGGCATGTAAGAACTGCCAAGACAAGGCATTGCTTTTTAGCTGTTGCTTCAGCTTATCCGTCCGTAACGCCTGCGAAGCTGCTCAAGCGTTAGCTCTGATCCGTCATCGCGCACAAACTTTGCAATCGCCTCTTTCGGTCCATATTTTTCAGAAAGTTTTCTAAAATATGGAGCTTTTGAACCAAGAACTGCAGCTTGCCTAGCTCGACCAGTTTTGCTGTCTTTGTCATAAAGCCATTCACCGTAAGATTCATTAGCTGACACAGGGCCATCCACGCTTGCTCGTCTACCAGGCTTTGGAGGCGTCAAACCTAAACCTTTGTAATCAACAACAGCAACAGTTGTAGACCTGCAGTTGAAATGCTGCGGCGGCATTGGGCCTCTGCCGTATTCAAACTCTTGGCCATCAAGAGCACGGCAAATTGCAGACGTTCGCGTGTCAAGCGTCGCAACGTAACGATATTTTTTCGTCACGTCTTGGTTGGCTTCGTAAACCTGCTGCGATGCAGCATTGCTTACTTGATTGACACTTGTACGAACAATGGTCACAACCTGATGATTTGCCATCTTTGTCAGCTCACCACCGGCAAGCTGCAACTGTTTAACCGACCGAGCCGGTTGTCCAAATTCAAGTCGGCCCTTTAAGCGTCGTGCAATTTCAGGCGTAGGCTCACCCGTCAGCAATCCTTGCCGCACAATCTGGCCAAAACGCTCAGCCTGGCTTTCGGCTAAACCACGAAAAGCTTTTTCAACAACCTTACCGTTTGGTAACGTGACGGTTGCGCCTTGTGCTGCCGTCAAGCTAAATGTTTGCGGTGCGCCTTGCACTGCGGCAACAAGGTCATCAGACAATGCAACAACATTGATCTGCGTAGGATCTGTCGTAACAACAGCTTGCGCAAACTGCGGCGAAATCTCCACCGTATTGACAAGGCTGCGACTTCCAGCAGGCAAAACCTTACGAAGCTGCTCTTCTACAAATTCAGACTGCAGTTCAGCTAAACCTTGCAACTCAGGCACCATAATCTCTGTTGAATCGCCAGCCCAAGTATCCAGCGACTCTTTTAGCTGCGCAAGAATTGACCTTAGCCTTGCCGCTTTGAATGAATCGTCAAGATCCTCAATTGCACGAAGCTGAGCAACGCTATCCAAAATAATATCGTTATAAGCATTAATGATCCGCCGTGCAACACTGTTGCTATAGCGATTAAGATCAATCGCGTTTCGATATAGGCTTGCCGGTGTTGTCATTCATCAAAGAAGCCTAAAAGCTCCGGCTCAATATCTGTCAAAATAGAAACGTCAGCGCCACCTTTTAGTGCTTGAGCAACAATCATAGAAAACTCAGGAATCATATCCTCTTCATCTTGATCTTCGTAAATCAGCTTGATCTCATCGATTGATTCGATGCCGTATTCACTAAACCAAGACAGCCTTACGACAGCAAACGTATCTTCAGGCAATTCACGCTTGCTAACGTACAACATGCGCTGACGCTCAATCTCATGATCCATGTTGAGCAGTCTCCGCAACCATTTCATCATGCCGGGATTTCATCCTCTTGCTCAGGTTCAGCTGAAACCTCAGGCATAGACGAGGATGCTTCAAGCTCGGGCCGCTGCATCTCGATCAAACCGCCGTTTTGAGTTGCCTCAAGTTCGGCCTCAACTTCAAAATCATCGCCTAGCACTTCGCCTTCGGCAAGCTGATTTAACAATGTCTCCTGAGTGATGGTGCCTGCTGTGTAAAGCTGCAACAACGATTGGATTTCTTGAGGCTCAAGACGAGCGCCCAAGAAATCGCGATTAACAAAGCAACTGCCAACTTGAGACTCCTGCAGATAATCTGCGTGATACTGCAGGCAGTTATCAATCAGGTCTTGCATGTTTTGGGCGATCACCATCATGGTTGAATCACCTTGACTGCGGTCAATGCGCTTAGCCTCCGCAGTTTCAGCGCTTAGTTTTTGACCTAAAACAGCCGACAATCCAAGCTCGTTGATCTGTCCTGCAATTTGCTCCAGTCGCTTAAATTGGGCGTCATAGCTCTTTCCGCCTGGCTCAATATATTCAGCACGGCCATCAGCAGGGAAAGCAATAGCTTCACCAGGACCAGCGCTAACTTCTTCAGCAGCAGATGGAAAGCCATAAAACGCAAGCATTGGGACAGCTGAAATATGCAGCTGATTATCAAGGTCAGATTGAACCTGATAAGCCTTAAGATTCAGCTCCGCAATATCTTCCATCGGCGGACGTGATTCCATCACGTTGACGCGATTACTGTAAGCAACGGTAAACGGAATATAGTCAAGGCTTGTTGTGCCTTCTTCAATTTTCTTCAGCTCGCCTTTAGTGTCACGCTGGTGAATCTCAAAACTACCAGGCGTTAGCACTCGCACTTGCTCGACTTCTTTTTCGCCATATTCTCCATCAGGCTGAATAACCTTTTCAAGTAAGCGAAGCTGTATAAGCTTTTGAGCGCCATCAATAAGCTCAGTGCGCCAGCCTAAAATTTCACGCGGCGTGTAAGTTACCCAATACGGTCTGCCGTTGCTCCCAGCAGCAGGAGCATCGACCAACACACCCACATGGCCATAACGTATGCAGCGACGAGCTGTTTCATAGCACCAGACGTTAAGATCGTTGCCTTGCAGGTCTACATCAAACAACTGTTCACGGATGGTGTCTGAGACATCATTTAGCCTCACAGGTTTGCGAGTCAACATACCTGCAAGCATTCGTTCAAGCCGCACAAAATAAGGCGGACAAGTAGAACGTGCTAGACGATTGTCGTAAGCTTCGTCAAGCTCACGCGGCTCTTGCGGCAGGTAACGCCGATGCTTGCGGCGCATCTCATAGCTACCGCCTTGCAAATCTTCAATCAGAATCCAATGCGGCTCTTGATTTACCCATGCTGCATTTGGATCGTTGACTTGTGAGACCTTTGCCGCGCGTTGGCGGTCATAGAAGTTGTAACCGGAATACACGGCGCAATCTCACAAGCCTATGGCAACAGTTTAGACCTCTGCAGTAGCAGCAAGCGCAGACTTAGCCGTAAGGATCACTTTAGTGCGACCAACCTCAATATCAAAAACGGTATCGGGGTCAAGCTTCATCTTTTTGATGTAAGCACTGCCAATAATCACCTTGCCGTCAGAATGCAGCTTTGCTTTGTAAGTAAGGTTGCGACCAGGCGACTTAGCTTGGCCGAGCTCAACGCCTTTAGCGTCTAGCAGTGCTTCATAAAAAGCAGTGAAGTTTAGACGCTCGCTGCCGTCTTGCTTTTGGGAGACATAACCACAAGCCCGAACAATGTCAGACTTGCCATGATCTTTAAGCTGACGGACCTTTTCGAGAAGCTCAGTGCCGGTAAGCATGTTTGAAAGAATAGAACATGCTAAAGGTAACAAATATGCTGCGGTTTGTCTAGTACAACCTGATTCCAGTTCCGCGACCTGATCTTGCGTGCAGTGGGTTAAACAAACGCCAGATCGCATAACCTAACGCGTCATTCATATGGTCGTATCCTGCATCTTTATCAGGATCGCCTTTTTCCGTGTAGCTCTGCAGCTCAAGGCATTCAATCGTACGCTTACAGTTTTTCGTAACCTGCAGCCTTACTTGTCCTTTCCCATTTTCCAGCACAGCTTGAACAGCAGCCACCCGATCACGGACGGCAGGATTTGATCTACCGGATTGATTGCTGAAGCCATAGGTCTCCAAGATTTGAATATCGGTTTGCGCGGCGTTCGTGCTTCGGTTTCCGCCTGATGCGTCAGGGTAGACATAAATTCGACGGTTGGAATATCGTCGTTTGATTTCTTGCGCGAGGGTATCGGTGTCATGGCTACCACTCACTTCGTCAATGACAACAAATTTGTCATTCAGTCTTACACCGATTACGGCTGACATGTTGCCAACGTTGAAGTCAACGCCAACGTGAATAGGTTCATCACCTGTAGAAACGCTGTCTATGACGTGCTTTTGACGATCAAACCTGTCGTAAACCTGGCCAGTGTTTAGGTTTACAAACTCACCGTCAAGGTAAGCCTTCAGCAAACTTGGATCGTAATTAGCCTTCAAGCGTTCGACGAAATCATCTGGCAGATGTGGGTTATCCGTCGTCTTCATTTTGATCAGCTTGCGATCATCACGCGCAAGTGCATCAGGGCTACCAAACTCGTTGTAAAGCCATTTGAAGCCTTCTGGCGTGGATGCAGCAGCAAACTGCCTTACTACACCGGAGCGAAGACGACCAAGAATTTTCGGGAACGCCTTTGACGCAACAGAGTAATTAACGGTATCAATCTCGTCACTGATGCAGAACGCTAAGTTCAAACCGATGATGCGCTGGAAATTCTCAAAGCTACGGCACAGAATCTTTGTATCACCCTTCGGCAAATGCAGCACATATTCTGGCAGTGGTGATGCTCTAAAGGTATAAGGTATTTCGTACGCTTCAAGGTAATTATCAAAGTCCGTCAACCAGATGTCTCTGATCAGCGGTCCTGTGGGCTCCATAACACAGCCCACATAGCCTTGATTAGCAATTGCGAGTGATACAGCTTTACAGCAAAGGCTTCGCGTTTTGCCTGCGCCGTATCCTGCAGAAATTGCCAAAATTTGACTGGTTTCATCGTCAACAAAAGCAAGCTGACCAGGATGTAAGTCTGCCTTCATCTGAGCCAACAAGGCAGCAGTGTCTAAACCTGACGCATCACCCAGAATGTGACCAGTTGGAGCATGATCAAGAATGCTCAACGGTCAAACGCCTCATAAGACTTACGCAGACAAGCCTCACGAAGCTGTCCGCGCTTTTCGTCAATCAAATGCATACTGCTCACATGGCAGTGCGAACTGACACCATCAACGCTCATCCAGACGCGGTACATATCAGTTTCAGGCAAGTGCTCATACCAAAATTTTTCGTCAGTCACGAACACAGTTGAGCCAGTTTGGCAGCGGTGTTAATCGCTCCTAAGGCTATGTGATACTGGCCTCTTGCTCTAGCCTCTTGTTGCAGAGTGGCACACTGCGAGAGCAGATCAGCAACCATTTGCGGGCGTTCGATGTCCCAATCAGCCTTTAGCTGTTCGCGTGCGAGCTGTAGGTATTGATTACAAGCGGAAGGCTTCAGCCCCCAGTTCTGCTCGGCAAATTCGATGCAGTCTGATCGCCTGCCACCATTAGCGATGATGCGTGCAAATTCTTTAGCACGGATTATTGTTTCAGCTTTTGTGCCGCGCTGGTGAGGCATTCAAGGAAATTTTTCCGGTTACTGAGAATATAACAGTTTTCAGAATCCGGCAAAAAGTTACTGATGTAGCGTTGTTGCAGGAGTGTAGTGACGGCTTGAATTTCGTGAGGTTCAACCGTTTCTTGATATGGTCCAACCGTGAGGAGTACGAATCCAGAGGATAGGCTTCGGATTTTTGGCATTGGCGAAAGCCTGCTGAAGTCTTGCGTCATGGTCTATGAATGCTTGATGGATGTTGCTTTGTTCAGCTTGGCGGAGTCGGTTTTGTTTGTCCATTGTTAGCAAGCGTTAGAAATGTGAAGGTCATTCCACAGGAAAAGGAAATCGTCGCGGCTTAGTTCACCTTTGAATCTGCCAACAGCAGAATGGACCCAAACTACGTTGTTTGGCGTCAAGATTTTTGATTCTCCGTAAACCGGGATCAATCTTCTTGGGATTTCAAGAGTGACAGAAGCAGTCTCCTCTCCGCCGATTTCAATAAAAGCATTTGTATAAGTGCATTTACCGTTGAACCTGTCCATCACCTGCTGGATCCAGCCTTTGTTGTAACCTTTTACATAACAGCTGCCATGAAGCAAGGCGGAACCCTGCTTGTGCTTAAAAAGACCTGAGATGCTTTTTTTAATTATGCAATCAGCACAATTTTTGCGGCCAATCTTTGCTGGCCGACAAGCACAGTTGGTACAAAAACCATTTTGAGCAGCTAGTGCTCTTGCTTCAGGTGAAGGCATTTGTTTTAAGAAAAGTTTGATACCGGGAGATTGATCGCGACCACAAACGCGCCCTGCCTTTCCGTCTGCGTACGGTGTTGTATAGCTTTCAACCTGCAGCCACAGGTATCAGGCTTCCCGGCGGTAGTGTCAACCAAAACCTTTTTTTTCTCGTTTTACGCGAGTCCGCTTTATTTTTTTAACAGCATTTTTGATAGCACCTTTAGTTTTGAAGCCTTTGCTGTCACGAGTTATGTCTTCACCTGCCACACCAGTATTACGAACATCGGCACCTCTTTTTGAGTGAAGGCAGCCGCCATTTGGGATGTTGTGGTTGTTGAGATTTGCCATGATTAAAAAGGCAGAGTTTCTACGGTGACCTGAGAGTCGTTGAAGCCGCAGAGGATAGCGTCATCAAGGAGTTGTTTTAGCTCTTCGTCGTTGTCTGCGTCTTGCTGCCAGTCTGGTGTGATGACGGTGTAAGACGGACGGTAAGAAGCTGCTAGGAGTGCGTCAGAACGTTCGTCGTAGCGCTGACTTGCTTCGTATTGAAGAAGCGATTCGTGGTGGTAGTACATGAGTTGTGTGAGATGCGGTCTCCCGCTTGATCAAAGTATGGCATGCCAGCCAGGAAAACGCAAGCGGCTAGCCAGGCGCATACAGGTTGCAGTAGGTCGCAGCGTGCAAGCCTTCTTCCTGCGGATCAGGAAACCCAAAGGTACAACGCGACTTCTCCCAGTGCTGACAACGACTGCAGTTCTTGCTGCTGCGGCGCGGTATGTCAGGTCGAATTTTGGCAAAGTGCTTGCCGTTGCGAATGTAACCGATGGTTGAACGACTAACACCGTGACGCCTGCCCAAGCTGGCGTCGCTTTCTTCGCTTTGAAGAATGTCGATGACTTGCTGATCGGTGAGCCTGCGCGTATTAGCTCCGCGTGTCATTTGTAATCAACGAGTTGATCGATGTACCAACGAGCCTTGGCGAGAGATTCGTCTTGGCCTTTGTTGCGTTCACGCCAAGCGTATTTGATGACGTTACCTTTGCAGAAGCCGCGAAACTCTTCAGGCGTCAATGCTGCGCGAATGGCAGTGATGCATTCAAGGCTGCCTTGGTAGTGATCAGGGTGATTGACGTTGTCAGGCATGAATGAAGAAAAAAAAGGAGGCTTGCGCCTCCGTGTTTGACTAACTCCCCGGAGCCGCTAAACCCCGAAGCAACAATAACTCAGCTTGCCTGTTCTGCACGAAATTCTTCATCAGCTTCAATAAGTTCAGCTGCGAGTTCCTGCAGTGTGCTGCCACGGCGATAGGTAACGATCAAATCGTCCCACATGCCTTCAAAATCGTTGCGGCGGCTGTAATCAGCGATGATCAGACCGAGCGCTAGTGAGTCGTTCATTCCAGAGTCTGCGAAGTGGTGGGATCTCTCCCAAGGCCATGATGGCATTTATTTGAG